AGTAGTGTGCTACCAACATAAAAATAGTGGAGATAAATGCTGTATTCTTTTCCTGCCACTAATGTATAGCAGGAGTTGTTGTGTGTGTTTTTTTGTTATTTTCTTCTTTTGGTATTTTTGCTTGATTTTGTTTATCATCTGTTTGATAATTTATTTGTACTTACCTTACTCTATTGGCTACCTCATGTAATTATTCTCTATATCTGATGTCCTTTTTGTATTCCTCTTCATTCTTTTTCAATATATCTCTTACCTTGAAAATCATAGGCAAAAATATATATACCCCTATAAATAAGAACACAATAATCCCTAGAATAACCCAAAACCATGTAATATAAGTCCCAAATATTGCCTTTAATGGCTCAAGCAACAGGCCTATTCCTTCTTCTTTAAGTCTGCACAGCCAGGTTCCACATCTATTATCATGCTGCTGTACATAAGATGTTTGATCTCCTGTGTTTAATTCAATTTTATCATTACCCTTAGTCTCCGTAATATGCACTTTGTAAATATTATTGCATATCTTGAATTCAATTACCTTGCTGTCAATTGTTTTGCAATGAATTTTAAAGTTTGTGTCTGTGTGGCCTGCTTTGATAATCAAATTCTCTATAAACATTGAACAGGGACTCTCGATTTTACATGATGTTTCACTAGGAGATGTTACTTTAAAATTGCAATCTATGCCGCTTAAACAATTTTTACATCCAATGCACTCCCCTTCAACCTCTAACTGAATGTCTTTTCTGAATAATTTGTATCTTATATCGCCTAGCACAATTTTTAATTTTAAAGATCCGATTATATAGTTATTATGCTCTAAACTCACAGCTGATGACTCGTCTAAGAATGTTAATTCTTTCTGTTCAGCTAATAATTTACACGATTCATAATGGTTATTATAACATTTACGGACGACAACATCCTTCCTGTGAGCCCCATAACACAGATAGTCAAATTTAACAGTACCACCACCAAATATAGTGTTGTTCACCACCTGGACATCACCGCATCCTGATGATACCGCTCCCAGATCATTAATTTGCCCAGTATAAACCTTGTGATCTTTAATTAGAATTAATTCTGGTAGGTTCTTTGTTGTGATACTATCCAATTGCAATTCTAAGCTTTCTGTTATTAACGGTTCCTCTGGGTCTAAATCAGTACACTTATCTTCGTTTGCATGGATAATACAAAGCCGAACTATGTGCTTCTCTACTGTTGTTTTTTTAAAAACTCTAGCCTCACTTTTAATAATGTCTTGACACGAACCAAAAAGACATCCTTCATTTATTGCTAAGCATCCAAACTCTTCACATCCCCATTGGCTTGTTCGTTCTTTTGAGAAGGTCAGCCAATTTTGTTTATGAGGTATTTGTTCAGGACAGGACCCAGTACAATGTTCATCATGGTTGACATTAATTCCTACTGTTGGGCCTGTCTCATAGATTCTAAGATAATCTGCCTTTGTTGAAGCTAGAGTTATATGTATAATTAGATCCATGATTGGCTGATTATCAGGAGCACGGACCTGTATCCCAAGTGCCTCATTTGTCCTTGCTGTTATATCAACCTCTATATAAGAACTATCAATCCCATCGCTCGAATCTATCCCTTGTAAACTAATGTATTTCTTAGAGGGTATTATTTTTGGGAAGTTGATTGTCTTCTTGAATCTATATATGTCGAGTGTGTGTGTTAACCTATCTTGTGTCAAACGCTTCAATTCTTCTATGTTTTCCACAGCTATCAACTGCGCATGCTTTGATTTTAACACATTCTCTTCCCAAGTACAGTTTACAGAATTTATTGGATTTAATGGGTAACGTCCATCTTTGCAGCCAGTATTCAGGCAAATTTCATTGACATCACCTGTTAATTCATTTGTGAGCTTACTGTCTGTGTTGTAAATCAAATTGTTGTCACATTCAATGCTTCTTGACTGTTGATTTAATATGTTTGTACATATTCCGAACTTAATTGCTCTGCAAAAGGCTTGTTTAGTATTATACTGATCCTGGTCCTCTGTCACTTGACTACTGAAACAATTTCTCTTTTTAACTGCATTCAACTCTGATCCTGGTACTGGTCTAAAGTGTATTAGACAATGTTTGTCAGCAAAACACCATGATTGCGGGTGTTGAAAAGATGTATATACTTTATGGTCTATATAATACAATGAATCCTTATTATTTCTATGGCATTTTAATAATGCAGGGATGACAACATCCAGCTTTGGGCTCATGCATCGTATTATTAAAGGATTATTACATGAGAGTATCGGCTGTCCTACTTGATAACCAGATGTTTCCACTTTACTTCTAGATTCTGCACCCATCCGTGAAACGTCTGGAGGGAGTGAGTAAGCCAAATTATCTATTAGGAGGATATGACCAAATTTAATAAAACCAACTAACAATTGATTATAAGGAAATCTTTTTTCTATATCAGTCAGAAGCTCCTTTATCTTCTCAATGTCCTTATTTTTTAGTATGCTGTATAAGTATCTATAAGTGCTTCCGGGGAATGCTTCTGAAAAAATCCTCAAAAATAAGTTGACATCTCTTCTATAGAAAGTTGGCTTAAAATTATATGTGTCATTCATTTCTTTAGCAAAGTCCCAATTAGCAGAATTGCACTTTTCTCCTGTCGCCATACATCTACAGAAATGCTGATGTTTCCTTATAGAACATATATCAAAAGCTTCTGTTTTTGCAATTGTTCTCCAGGGTATCTGCTTGATCTCATTATTACTTTCTAAGTCTTTATAGTACCCACATTGATTCAACAAGAATACATGTTCAAGTACTAAACAAGTTTTAAAATTTGTTTGGAAGTTTAACTGCTTTTTCATATTAGCTAAATCAGTTGTTAATTCTAATGCTTTTTCCCTCTCTACATCCTCAATTATATTATTTTCAACTAAGTAATTTACAGCTTCTTCATTTGTAAGGGGTTTATTGCATGTCAAATTTATTTTATAACCTATGCAATTTATGTTAGGTTCTTCTGCATCACAACTTGCTAAGGATGCACTAACTGAGATAAGTATTAATAGTAACCCAAATAAGATAAGAGCAAAATTGGTAGATCTATAATGCATTTTTATCTTGCAGCTTTCTGTGGTCTTGTGTATTTTCAAACCTTCTACATCCTCTAATACACCACACATGCAAAAACCACACTTGTTACAGAAATCTCCATTATACCTAATATTTCTCTTTGTATGATACATGTTGCATTCATAACAATGAAAGTAAAACAATTTACATATATTGACAACAATAAAATTAGAAATCATCATTATTAAAGCAATAATGAATAATGCAGTTATTGTTATCCACAATTTTAACTCCAAATAGTTCTGCATGATTTTAATTGAATTAATTTCTGTAGTGTATGCCTCTGGGAGCTCATCCAATGTATATAGCTTTTCTCCAGCAATTGGTGTAACAAATGATAATATCAAGATAGCTCCTCCTATTGAGAAAATGAGGGAGCAAGTCTTGCTTTTACACATAGACCTGGCTGCTCTTAGGCTTTTGTACCCAGGGCAGAATCCAGACTGCCTGTGTATCCTCATTCTATCAGATGTTTCAAATTTGGCCCCGCATACACAGTGAGACCCACAATTGGTGAATGGGTGATAAGCTAAGCCACAATTAATGCATATCTTACAGCTTTTATTATACACACACCCGTAAATGTAAGCTGGAATCATGTACAGAGGAAGAAATAGGTAACATATATATGTTTTAATCAGTATACAAAGTACTCCAAAGATTATAAGCGTAAATACGGTCAAGAGGATCACTTCTATATTCTGACAAATAGATGTTGCCATATATCCCGGTAGAATTGTTCTGTGCAAAAATCTAATGCATGACATATGGTCTTTGAAACATGCATGTAATTGCATTGATTTCCTTCCACAAGTTATCTTTATATGTTCACATGTTTGATCTAAGGAAACTGAAGCCTTATTTTTAAACCAACCGGTCTTAATTGTTGTACCAGAAACTTCAAAGTGGTTCAATTTGTTTGTTTGGAATATAATCAGTGCATTTTCACGGTCTATGCCAATAGTGCAATCTGTTGTGCATGTGTAACTTACACTTTTAAACATTAGATCTGCTGTTACTTCTATTATATTAATAGTTCCTCCAACCATTTTCATAGGATGACAGTCCTTCCAGTCTTGGACAATCCATTGTTTATAAACTTTATTGGTGGCCACTATCGTATTATTTTCCTTTTTAAAATCAATAGATGTTTTGATCATGGAGATATCATCTTTAAGACAAATTTCAGACATTCCTGTGTCTGACTTTTTTGAGAAAACCAGAGACCCACCGGTGAAACACTTGTTAAACACCACCGGAGTAGTTCCAGACAAGCTTATCAAGTAGAGCACTACCAACATTTGCATGTGCTTTGAAATATCCATCCTGCAAGACACTATATTTTACGTTGGTAGTACACTACT